CAGCAGCCGCCTGCGGGAATGCCTGCAACAGAGCTATCATGCTCTCTCTAGCCTCCTCACGCTGTGTTGAGTAACTTGGGCCACTGTTGACCACGACATCGTACTTGCCCACTGTGAGGTCGTATACGTGTTCTGTGGCTTCTTTACGCTCAATAGCCTCGCCCTGTAGCATATCCTCTTCTTTGCTTAATGGCTGGTTGACTGCGACCGTCTGGGGGACACCGTCTTCACCAAGCACCCGGACGATCCGCTCCCGGCTGTAGACGTGCGGGATTAATCCAACAATGATAACTCCAGCATGGCGAATAGCGCGGGCCATGTTGTCAACGAAGTGGAACGTTGAAGTGTCGCCTTCACTACGGCGCTGCCGTATAGCCACACCAGCAATCTCATTTGACTGCGCCCCAAGGCTTGCATCGTGCATCCCCATCACCGACTTCATATCGTCGGAACTGTTCAGAGCCTCCTGCAAAGCACCCGCTGGTGGGCCTGCAAATGGCTGTCGTTGTGGAGGCACATCGCCATCGTATTCAAGAAATGCTGTAGTCTCGACGTTTGCGTTCTGCCAGCGTTCAAGGTCTGAATTGAACGCACCTGTTGGCCCAATCCACGGAGCCTTCGGAGCCATTGCTACTAGCTCGGTGGTCGTGGTGCGCCAGTAGTTATACATACGCTGGCTGTCTTTTGAGAAGTGGATCAATGACAGGAATGTGCGTTGGCCTTCGCTAAATACTTCCTCACCGTAAACGGGAATAATAGGTATGTAAGTTCCGGGCCAATCGTTTGTTTCCAATATCTCTTGACCGTTCATAATGTACTGCGTGACTTTGTGGCTCTTGGTCTGCCGTGTCTCCACAATCTCATTGCCAATAGATAGGTATTCGTCTTCAAGTTCTTGGTACGTCGAATCTAAGATAACGTCACCGCTCATCATCAAATGGATGGTTTCGTTCGTTTCTTCACGCTTCCAATATTCTGCGACCCTGATCTTTTTGTCTTCAAACCACATCTGGTCGTAGTCATCCATGTTCCCCGGTGACCAATCTATTGCCAGTGCGTCTGGGTAGTCTCTTTCGAACTCGTCCTTTGGCACCATCTCCGTAACGAAGCAAGTGTTCCAGTCGGCGCTGTCTGCTGCCGTGGAGTTGGGGTCTGGGTATATTGTGAGGGGGTTGATTACACGGTCGATGCTGATGTCCATGTCAAAGGTATCGTCGTTTGCATAATCTAAGCTAACGCGGATGTATCCAAAGCCGCCGCTGGCTGAACAGTCGATGGCCCAATCGTATGCTAAGTCTGCCTTTGATGTTTGCTCGATGTTGCGGATGAGGCCGTTGATAACTTCGGCTGTCTCTGGGTCGCTCTGTGAATCGTTGGGCATGACCTTGATTGAAGGCTTATTCTGCCGCGCATCGTTCACAACCTGTCTGATGAAACTGGGTAAACGGTTAACGGTCAGAGTCGGGCGGCCTTCCGCCTTGCGGGTTTCAATGTCTGAGTATTCCCACTGCTCACCCAACCGACCGAAGCGTATGTCTGCCTCGTATCGGTTCATATTGTCGGAGGCCGCTTCCTGTGCTTCCTCAAACGCCGACTTTGCTTCGTCGATTATCTCTTGGTCGGCATCTTTGTTATCATCTGACATTTAAGAAGTTCCATAAATAGGAATTGAGGCGCATCGCTGCGGCCTTTACGTGATGAACTTTAGCATTAATGCATTTTAAAATCAATCATGCCATCCAAGACCGTTGAGTAGCTCGGTTGGAGGTGCGTTTTGCTGACTTAGTAATGATAGCCGGGAATAGCTTACTGAACAGCCACACCATAGCGTCAACGCGATCCGGGGAGCCTTCACCATCATAACCGCCTGCGACCATTCGGCACATCTGCCCTTCCAACTCTGGGTATGTTCCAACGTGGCTAATGTGGTTCATAGCATATAATGCTGAAATCGGCTCGGCCCTCACATGTTTCCCCCTTGAAGCATGTACTGTTTCGATGTTGATGTTGGGACGCACTGACTGCAATGTGTGCTTACAAAGATCGCCGCCCTGATTGACTTCGATAACGATAGCGTCAGCATCGTATCTGTCATATGCCGCAATAGCTCGCTCTGCCCATTGCTGGGGCGAACCCTTCATGCTTACATCGTCAATTAGGTAGCCGCGCTTGTCTTCGCCAATACCTCCGACGATGATGCCGTGTTCGTCTGATCGCTCTGTGTTTGAAACGGCAGGATCAACGCTCACCAATATCCTGCCCATGACCGGAGCCTCCGGGAGCCTGTTTTCGTGAATGTTGGCAATGTTAAATATAGCGCCTTTGGCCTGTGGTTCGTAATGACCGCCCCAAACGTGACCGTATCGGTCAGGGGAGTGCTGCTTATCAAACAGCCGCTCATCCTCAAGCTCCTTCGGAAACCACGGGTTATCGTAGTAATTCACCTCAATCACGGCTGAGTTCTTTGGCGCGTCCGATCCACGGAGCAGCTTGTCAACTGGGTCGCTTGCTGACCTTGGGTTCCAGCCGAACCATAGTTGAGAGCCTGGGGCGCGGATTGTTGGGCGCAATAGCTCTAATGATTTTGAACTCAATGTTTGAGATTCTTCACACCACGCAACAGACGTATTCTCAACCGATTTTATAGATTCTGCCGTGTGGTCTTGCATCCCCATGAACGTTACGCCACCGCCCCGGAATGTTTCTATTCTGTCATTCAATACCCTGAACCTGTCTCCGACACCGAGTGCCTCGATCTTATCGCACAGAAGTCGGTAGGCTGATTCCTTGAGTGATTTCTGCACTTCACGAATGGCAATGATGCGCTTGGTTGGGTCTGATATAAGTTCGTCAATGGCACGTTCTGCGAAGTGGTGGCTCTTGCCGCTGCCACGTCCGCCGTGTGCGCCGAGGTATCGCAGGCCATCCTCAAACAGTGGCTTGAATACTCTGGGTGTCTCAATCGTCAGAGTTGACATCAATAAACCGCCGCTCGATTGTTTCAATGGAACCTGAATGCTCAGTCACGTTGGTTTCTTTCCAGCCCATTTGCGTCTTAGCCCAGAAGATAGCTGCTGTGGTATCGCCATTAACAGCCTTGTTAAACAACGTGCCACCTATCTTAGCATTGGCCTTAATCTTGGCTGTATCAAGCTCCCTGCGGAAATGCTTGCGCAGTGTCTTGTCATCAATGCCGTCACGCACAACTAAGCATATTGATTCTTGTGGAATGCCAACAGCGCACATTTGTTCGACTAACCTACGTTCATCATCTGTTGGTTTAAACGGCTGTTTTATTGGAGGTGGGGGTCTAGTCATTTTTCATTTCTTTTATATGGGGGAAATAGGTGGAGCGTGAAGATCGGTGCTACCCCGTCGCTGTGATACTTGGAAAGTATCCATCGCTTGCTTTTCACGCTTTGGGTATGGCTGCCTTAATATTTTTGTTTGCTCAACCATGGCAAAATCTAACGGCATTAAATATCTATGCTTGCCTTTTGTATAAAATATTGTGGCATTTGGGTCTAGTAATCGTTGCACTTCTTTTAAATTTTGTTTAACGCCTTTAGAATGAACAGATTTAGGGTGTGTTTTTTTACCATTGATTATAAAAGCTCCCTTTGTGTTTGCATTTTTTAAACCATTATACACCCAATTAGTTGCTTGATATATACCGCCATGATGATTTTGGTCTTCGTCTGAATATGAAACAACTAAACGCAAATCAGGGCATTTTTGTTTTAAAAATTTAAGTGAAATTGCTAATATTCTGCTAACTGGAGTTGTATGAGTGGTTAATGCAATCCTAACAAGTTCACACCCTTCATCAGCATTTAACCCAAACGGTTTGAGCATATTATTATTCGCACCTCTACCATATATAACAACACCAATAAATTTATCATTTTCCCAAACACCAACTTTAACTAATTTGCCGACAGGAGTAGCTTGGCTGTAATGCCAATTTTCACAAGCATATTTTGCAGCTTTGTGTGTTGCCCAATCAAGTTTAAGTTTAGCCTTGGCCATTGTCCCTCAAATCAAAATTCCCACCACAGTGAGGGCATTTAACCATTTTTGGATCTAATTTGTCCAAATCTCCTTGGTCATTTTCATTACCAGATTCAAAGTTAGGTTCAAAAAACAACCCATCTAATTCTTCAATACTAAAACCTGTTAATGTTAAATCAAATTTTTCGTTGCCTAACCCTTGCATTTCCAACTTTAACAAATCATC